TTGGTTCATAATTTATAATATTACCAGATGTAGAAGCAGGTGTTACATCTTGCGGTAAATAATTATAAGGCCAATTTGTATAATTCGACCACTGGTTTCTTAAATTTGCATCACTTCTTTGAAAATAAAACATCCAGCTTATTACCATACCAAGCGAATCAATATCAATCTTATTTTGTCCTGTAATATTATAATAAGGTTTCTCATAAACTTGTTTGAATAAATATTTTTGCTCATTTTTGGCAAATAATTCTGCTTCATCATTAGATAAAAAACAATAGGTGCAATTTAAATTTATATCAGCATTCCATAATACACGTGTATCTACATAAGAGGTTGGCCCTAAAATTTCATCTGGCGGTGTCTGTAAAAATCTATAAAATTGCATATAGAATTGATTAAAATTTGGCGCAACTACAGGAAAATTATTTGCGTGGTCCATTACATCGCGAATTGTAAACCATTCGTTAATTGGTCTAAAAGAGACACTTATCTGTAATTCATTATATTGAAGTGCTACCAAGGGAAAGGCTTGAGTTGTTACATTATTAAACCACGCACCAAGAGGTATATATAATGTTCGCCCCATTATAGAAGGCTGAGCACCAGCCGGGCTAGTAGTATAATAAGCATTTGGATATGCGTTGGTTCTTGCACCATAATTTCCTGGATCATTAATTTCAGATACATTACCAATCATTTCATTAAATAATGCCAATTTTTGTCCACTAAAGTCCCTTAATGCTGATGCTAATATATATTGACCGGAATATTGCTGAAGTTGTTGGTTTCCACAATTAATCGTTATTCGGCTAATAATTTGGGCACCTAAATTTTCTATCCATTTGAATTCATATGGTGCCCAATCGGTATATCCAATCGTACCATCAGGATTTGTATATGATTGTGGTGGAATAATTGGCGACCAAATACTTGGTAAAGTTATGCTAATATAAGAGTCCATAAGAAGATCAGCATAACGTTTAACTTTAAAATTAAATGTGCTTTCAGTTGTAAGACTAAGAGTTGGTGTACCTTCATAATCTAGTCTGAAATTTTGTAAACCGTAATTTGTATATTTTTTATAAGTTGATTTAAAAAAAGTTTTGCTTGGATTACCATTAAGAATAACATTTTGTTGACCTATAGCCACTAGTTGCATTAATCCACCTGCCATATATTATGTATAATATATATGAATTTTTTAATTCTTTATTGATTATAATTAATAATTTATTGATTAAATTATTCATTTATTTTTTTTTATTTTTTCTGTTTGTAATTTTTTTATAATTTCTTTTAATAGATTTTCGTTTCTTACTAATTTTATTTTTTTTTATTTTTTTGTATTTACCACCATAACGATTACTATCATCTTTTTTTAATTCTCTAGATTCATTATTCATATCAGCTATCCAACCATCTATAGTTGTATAACCCTCTGGTAACTCAATATTATCATATAGTTCTGTTTCTGTATCTGATGCTAATATTTCATTACGTTTACGCAATAGATAAATAACCATTTTACTATATTGTGAAAATACTGTAGTATTTATATTATAAAAACAACTTTGTAAAAGCATATTTATATAATCAAGATGTTCTTGAGGAGTAGAAAAAATTTCTACACAACAATATTTCCCATCAATAAATTTAGGATATAAACCAGGACCACACTCTGCTGACCCTTCTTTTCCCCAATTATGTAAATAAACAAATGCAGGTATTGATTTATTTGGAAATTTAGCATTCTTATAAGGAGGCGGGCAACCCTTTTGTTCTGAAATAGATTCTTCATCAAATCTTGTTGTTTTTTTAACTACTTTATTTTGTTTTTCTTCTTCAATACTATCTGATCTTGATCTTTTACTCATTTTATATTATATAAATATTATATAAATATTATATATTTATTGATTATTTTTATACACATTATAATATTTATTAAATAATATTATAATAATATAATAGATAATTAATGTCAACTTCAACAGATTATTTAAGCAAATTAAAACAAATGGATGCACAATTTCAAGGTTTTATTATTATGGCAATTATTTTTATCATTTTAATAATATACATTGGGTATTTAATTTATTTAAGTAGACTAAACAAATCAATATGTAGTTATATGGATTCTTTATATCCAACTGTAAATGGTCATTTAAAACCTATATCTGCAAATGACGAAGACTGTTCTGGTAATTTATATGATTATTATATTAAAACCGCTTATAATGCGTGTTCAGGTGGATCCTATAAAAATAGTTTTGTTGATATTTGTAGTTTAAAAGCAGTTATAAAAGAAGGCGTGCGTTGTTTAGATTTTGAAATTTATTCAGTAGATAATGAACCTGTTATAGCTACTAGCACCCAAGACAGTTATTATGTAAAAGAAACATTTAATTCAGTAAAGTTTTCAACAGTAATGGATACAATTAGTAATTATGCTTTTGCAAGTGGGGTATGTCCAAATCCTACAGATCCTTTACTTATTCATTTAAGAATTCAAAGCAATAATCAAGAGATATACACTATGATGGCAAACATATTTAAATCATATGATAATTTAATGCTTGGTAAAGAATATAGTTATGAAAATTCAGGAGAAAATTTAGGAAAAATACCACTATTGACTTTTCAAAATAAAATAATTGTAATTGTTGATAGAAGTAATAATGCTTACTTAGATAACTCAGACTTTTTAGAATATGTAAATCTAACTAGTAATTCTACTTTTATGAGAGCATACGATTATTACAATGTCAAAAATAATCCAGATACACAAGAGTTAACAGAATATAATAGACAATCAATGACAATCGTATTTCCAGATAATGGAATTAATCCGGCAAATTCTAGCGCACTTTTATGTAGAAGTTATGGTTGTCAGATGGTAGCAATGCGTTATCAAATGAATGATAATTATCTTACAGAAGATAACGATTTTTTTAATAAAGCAACTTATGCTTTTTGCTTAAAACCACAACCACTAAGATATGTCCCAGTAACAATACCAGAACCTACTCCACAAAATCCAGAATATTCATACGAGACACGTACAGCTGCTACTGATTATTATAGTTTTAATTTTTAGAGCATCCCGTATTGTAATGTTTGAATTAAAAAAATAGTAGTATTTTCTTTTATATTATAATCTTTCATTGTTTTTTCATCCATCATTGGGGAACCTTGAAATATTAGTCTTTGACAACCTTTATCAATTTTTTGTATATTTTCTATTAAATTTTTCAAAATGGAAACTGTATTATTTTCTTCAATATCAATAAAAAAATTTTTATCATCTAAAGTTTTTATTTTTAATCTCATACTATTATTTTATAAAAATATTAATAAAAATATTAATAAAAATCTTTATAAAAATATTAATAACTAAATTAAGAAACTATAAAAATATTCACAAAACCCTTTATCGTCACAATTCAAATATTTATTCAAAATTTTACTTGCAATTAATTTATTAATAATACCTCGTCTAATTTTCTTATAATAATAAAATTCATTTATAATATTTTTAAATTTAATAGCAGGAGACCATTGAGCAGCACAAGCCAGACTACTACAACATAAACAATCCAACATTATATTTTTGTGTTTTAAAACAACTTGTTTTATTTCATTTAAAGTTTTGGGTGATTCTAATTTTAAATAAGAAATATATTTTTTATAATTTATATAAACTTGTTTTGGTGCTCTAAATGGATAATTATTACAAATATGAAAAGTAAATATATCTGTCTTTTTATCTAGAACAATATTAATACTTAATACTTCTCCGTCAGACGTTTCATTATTTTCAATATTAATATATGCATTTCCAATTTTTAATTCAGATAGTTCATATATCAACCTTTTTTTTAAATTAGAAGATATAATAAATTTATTAATTTTATCTAAAATATCTTGATTAAGAACGTGTGAAGCCATATTGATTGTTGTAAAATATTGTAATATACTTATATTACAAAATTTTTGTATCAATTTTTTATAATATTTTTATAAAAACTTATTTTACACATATTTTTTTTTTAATTCCGGTACCAAACTATTATTACTATTATTAAATGCTGATGTTTTATGTATTCTATGTTTTACTAAAATTTCCGAACAATTATAAAACTTTTTCCCTTGTTTCCATAATCTTAACCATAAGTCGTAATCTTCAACACCATTGTTCCAATAACATAACTCTTTTCTTATAATAGAACTACTATTAATAATTGGATTTACAATTAAAAAATTAAATTTAGATATATCTCCTATTGGAATACTTGGAGTACAATTATTAATATCACCAAAATATATACATCTGCTACCAATAACATCATAAGATAAATATTCTATTTGTATTTTCAATTTATCTTTGTGCCATAAATCATCTACATCTAAAATTGCAACATAATCATAAGAACAATATTTAATCATTTCATTTAATGCATTAGATTTACCTTTTATTGTATAAAAATCATATACTTTAATTTTCGCACTTTTTTTTTCATATTCTTTAGCTATGTAAAATACATCAGAATTTTCTTTATGACCATTTATTCCTATTATTACTTCATATTCTGTAAATGATTGATCTAAAACAGAAGAAATACAATCTTCAATAAATTCAATACCATTATAAATAGGAATGAGAATGCTAATCATTATATTATTTATATTTTTATATTTTTATATTATTTATGATAATATTCTTTGAAACATAAACCAATTATCAAAATATGGATTATTTTCTTTATATAAATTAAATTTATCTAGATTTGATAAAATACAATCAATTAATATTATTTGATCATCTTTTACTAAATAATTATTCTTAAAATACAATTCTAGTTTTGTTTCGTATGTTTTAGACCACCAGTTGATTAACTGTTTATGTAATATAAAAAACCCTCCTGCTACGGATTGTTGATGATCTGGTACTTTAACTATAGGTAAACCAACTTCATTTTTATTAGTAACTATTTGAAATAAGTAATTCATAAATTTGTCATCATTATTAATAATAGAATAATGAATTTTATTACTATCTAATTGTGATATTATTGAATTATTACACCAGTTTTTTAAATTATTAGTATGAACATCATTTGCGCGATTACGAAAATATCCAATATCACACCAACCATAAAAATCAGTATTAAAATACTGTTTTTGAATAGTTTCATTTACAAACCATATTTTTTCTGACCATAACATATTAATTTCCCATTTAACTATATTATTTAATAAAGAGTTTTTAGAATGATTATTTATCCATTCTTCTTTATATTTATAATTATAAAATTCGTAAATAGGTTTTATAACTACTTTAATTTTTGGGTTAATAATTTTTGGAAAATATTGGAAAGTATCTTCATCTGTATAAATAACTAAATTAAAATTATTTACAATAGATAAAAAATTATTCATCCATTCAAAATAAGTAGAAGAATCAAATTTTGATTTAATCTTATAAAAACAACTAGAAAATGTTATAGACATATTATATTATTTTATAAAATTTATTTATTATTTTATAAAATTTATTTATTATTTTATAAAATTTATTTATTATTTTATAAAATATATTACTATTATAATATAGAGAAAGTATGAAACAAAAAAATGTATGTAAAGATTTAAAATTTGCTGACTGTGAATTAGCTATATTACGTATGGCTGTTGATAAAGCAGAAGAGAAAATGGGTAAACGTATTGTAAATTCAGAAGATATTAAAAAAATTATAAAAATAGTAGAGGATTTTATTAAAAAAAAAAATTTAATTTGTTATGGTGGAACAGCAATTAATAATATATTACCTGAAGAAGACCAATTTTATAACAAAGATATTGAAATTCCTGATTATGATTTTTTTACAAATAATGCATTAAGTGATGCAAAGGAGTTAGCCGACATTTATTATAAAGTTGGTTTCACCGATGTAGAAGCTAAATCAGGACAACACGAAGGCACATATAAGGTATTTGTAAATTATATTCCAGTGGCAGATATTACTCAATTACCAAAACCAATATATAATTCTATTAAAAAAGATTCATTAAGAGTAAATGGTATATTGTATGCTCCGCCAAATTTTTTAAGAATGTCTATGTTTTTAGAATTATCTAGACCAGCAGGAGATATAAGTAGATGGGAAAAGGTACTTAAAAGAATTACATTATTAAATAAACATTATCCATTAACAACAATTAATTGTCACAATGTAGATTTTCAGAGAGAAATGGAAAATAAAGATAAAGAAGATGAAATTTATGACAATGTAAGAAATACATTAGTAAATCAAGGTGTTGTCTTTTTTGGTGGTTATGCGGTTTCACTTTATTCGCAATATATGCCAAAGAAACTAAGAATTAAACTAGAAAAAATTGCGGATTTTGATGTTCTCTCTAATGAGCCAGAAACAACTGCAGAAATAGTTAAAGAAAGACTTAAAGATGTAGGTATAAAAAATACAAAAATAATTAAGAGGGAGCCTATTGGTGAATTAGTTCCCGAGCATTATGAAGTAAAGATAGGCAATGATACAATAGTATTTATTTATAAACCAATCGCGTGTCATAGTTATAACAATTTGGCTATTAAAGGACAAAAAG